GTTTCGTGTTTGTGAGGAATCCAACAACACGGGTGAACACTTCCATGAGAGCACCACAGGTCGGGCAGGCAGGGGTATCGTGCTTGACCACGGACATGCCATGACCGTTGGGGCACTTCCCAAGGGCGTAGTTCACCGCCCAGTATATCACGCCACTTCTGGCGCACCACTTGATGAGGTCGGCCAGCTTCTCCCAGGAGGAGATCTGTTCGTTCACGTTCAGGTGGCAGATGGCCCCGCCAGTGCAGTGGGAGTCGAACATGCCCTGGAGCTTGATACGCTCCAGCATGTCGGCCTGGGAAACCAGGGGGATGAACTGGTTGGAGTAGAACGGAATGTCCTCCTGGTTGTAGCCGCAGACCTTGTCCTTCTGGGCCAGTTTCACGGAGGACGATTCACCGGGAACCTGTTCCATGTTGTGCGGGTAGCCGTACTTCTTGGTCAGCTCGGTGTTCACCGTGTTGATCGTGTCGAGGATCTTCCTTGCGAACCCCTGCCCCTCCTCGGTGAGGATGTCGTAGCCGAGAGCCTGACATGCCTCGTAAAGGCCGGTGAAGCCGCAGGTGGAGAACTGCTTCTTCAGGTCCATCAGGCCCAGCGTGTAGAGCGGCAGAGAGCCACGCTTGATGCGCTTCCCGATGAAGGTCCGCTTGGCGTGATTGATCAGACCGACACGGCGAACCATGTGCTCCAGCTCACGCAGGAAGGCTTCAGCCGGATCTATCGCATCACCCTCGGTCAAGGCGAGTTCGGTATACTCCACCGTCTCCTGGGCCAGTCTGGGGAGGTTCAGCGTGACCACGCCCAGGCTTCCGATCTTCGTACCTCCAGCCCCGAAGGTGTTACTGTACCCAAGGGACTCGAAGTCGGAACGAAGGCGGCAGCAGGAGGACAGGGTAGAGGTCTTCCCGCAGTAGATGTTGATATGGCCAAAGGCCAGGTTCTCCTTGGCAATCAGCTCCAGGAACTCCTCGTCCTGGATCTCGTTGTCGTCGTTGATGGAGAAACAAGCGGTCAGCACAGGGAACGTGATGGGGTCACGCTGGAGGGTTTCCCGGTAGGCTTCCAGGAACCACTCCTGCACCTTCACGATGGTGTCGATACTCGGGGCCACGCCGTTGATCAGGTAGGCCGGGGCCAGCTCCTCCAGGAACTTCCGGTCATAGATCGACACGTTGGTAAACGGGGATTGATTCCCACGGAACTCCCAGTTCAGCGTGTAGATTAGGCTGGTCAGCAGCTCCTTGACGTAGGTCTTGATGTGAGAGACCTCGATCTTGTGGTCCCTGCCGGTCTCGTAGATCCGATCCACATACCAGGACGCCACGATCAGGAGGTCAGCCAAGCCGGTGGCTCCCAAGGTCGAGTTCGCAGCGTACACCGTGAACTGCTCGATCTGGCGAAGGAAGGAAGAGAGGCCCTTGGCTGGCTTGATGTCCAGGCGGCTGCCCATCTTCAAGCCCTCCAGGGCGATGTCGTAGGTGCTGTAGTTGAAGCAGTACGGACGCCCGATGTCCCAGACGTCGTTGATGTAGATGGCTCCAGCGAGCTGATCGATGATGACCTCATCCGCAGTCTCGATGTCCTCCAGTTCCCGGATGGTCTTCCAGAGGTTGTAGTAGGAGTTCAGCTTCATCAACGGCTTGGGGACTTCGTAGTTGTAGGTGATGACGTCCCGGCCTGACACATTGGCGTTGGCGTCCACGGAATGGTCAGCCGTGGGCTTGTCGGTATAGTTGAAGAAGAGTTTGCTGGACTGATGGAGATCGAGCTGGCTACCGATCCCATCGATCTCAAAGAGTTCAGCGGGAAGGGCAGCCTTCAGGGTTTCCATCAGCGTTACGAACTCAGGATCGTAGCTGATGTGGATGTTCATCAATCTGTAACCTCCGGTCTCATGTTCTCCCAGTAATGAGCCTCGGTAGCGGAACCAGCATATATCCCATCAGTCCCCTCCGGGAACACAGGTATGTAGAGATCCAGCTCATCGATGATGCCGGGGAGGTTGGAGCGGAGCTGCGCCTCCTTGCGATCAATCACCTCCAGCGGGAACTTCCCGTCATCACGACGAGCGATGCAGGTGGCCTTGTCGGTTATGATGTGGACGCCGATGATCTCGTAGCCGAATTCGACAGCGGCCTGACGCCAGCGACGAATGTACTCGGCGCGGGTGTGGCCTTCATCGATAACGACGTCGAAGCCACGTGCCATGAGTGCCCGGGCCTGGGTGTAGGCCCAGGCGTGAACCATAGGCTCGATGGCTCCGTAGAAGATATGACCGAAGGCTTTACGGATGTCGTCAGGACATACGACCTGAACTCCGTAGTCTTTGACCAGATTGTTGACGTAGGTGGACTTCCCCGAGCCGGGGATGCCGATCATGAGGTAGAGTTTCTTGGACATATTTCAAATCCTTTATGCGTCTGGGGTTGTTTTGTCGGAATGGATACAAACGAAGGTTGGTTGACGGAGGGCCTTGTAGCTCTCGTCTTTCTTGTACTGGACCTTGATGATCTTACCGATGAGCTTGTCGGGATTCAGGAAGTAATCCCGGCGTTCGTGATGAGTCATACAGCCGGGGCCAACACCGATGGTCTCGCCTCCATACTCAACAAAGATCTTACCAACAGCACGGAGTCCTTCGCCTTTGGAGTAGCGTTCACCCAAGAACGTCATGTCCTTGTTGGCTGTGGCCTCCTCAAAGCCAACCACCTTTAGGTCGATGGTAGGCTTCTCGACGTACCGCATCAGGCCCCAGGACCTGCCAAGCTTGTAGGGTTCATCATAGGGGCGGATGATCACGCCTTCCGGTCTATAGGGACGATCTTTGACCATCTCCTCGAAGTACCGGAGGACCGTCTTCTCGGCGTCCTCGGCGGTCTTCGGGATGGTCCAGTAGGCGGGGGCCATTTCAAACAGCCGGGACTGATCACGCAGCAGGGCCTGGAGCCAGAGGTTCGCCTGCAGCATCCGCTGCTGGTACGTCAGCTTCATGTCGTTGGGGAAGTAAGCATCCCAGATGTGAAGCTTGATTCCCTCTTCAGGTTGTGGCGTCTGCCGCCTGATGATGCCACCGGAAACCTTGAACGGCTTGCCAGGGATGTAGAGTTCACCCACGATGACCGGGGCAAGGTCGGACTTGAGATACCACTGAACGATCTCGGTGATGTGCAGGATGGACAGGATCTCGTTACCGCCACGGGAGAGCGTCGGCTTGCCCTTCTCAAAGATAGCAGGGATACCATCGATCTTCTCGGACAGGTAGCAGATCTTCCCGACCATCCGCTTGAAGTCCACATCCTTGGCGAGGATCATGATGTCTTCACTCATCTCTGTGCCCTCAAGGCCAGATCGGCCAGCTTCGGTTTATGGTATCCTTCGGGCTTCAGGACCTTACCGTTGGGGGCCTTGATCGCCTTGCCGTCAGAGCCCACCTTGCTCATGTTGGACAGGTGGACCCGTCTGAACGCTTCATCCAGGTCGATGTCGAAACGGGCGGCGGTCCAGTAGCAGACGTACACCAAGTCAGCGAGTTCCTTGATGAGGTCCTGCATGACCTCCACCGGGACTCTCTCGGTCTTCAGGGCATACCCCATGACCTTATCGAACTCGGCTTGGAGTTCATTATGTTCTTCAGAAATGAGAGAAGCCCCGAGGGCCAGGGCTTCCATTGTCAGTTCAGTGCCATCCTGATCAAATGCGTTCAGGAACTGTTTGAGTGCTGTAATCTTATTCATGACATTTCTCCTTCTCTTTCTGGATGAGGTGTTCGATGTAGTCCTTTGCCTTGTAGAGATCCTTCAGGGGTGTTCCCTTGTATGGATACCGGCAGATGTACTTGATGACGTTGCCTTCTAGGAAGCCCAGCTCGTTTGCTTTGATGAACTCGATGGGCTGGATCTTGAAGCAGGTGTAGTGCGGCTGGTTGGCGACATCCGTGAGATCTTCCAGCTGCTGCTGCACGATGATGCTGGCCGGGGACCAGCAGTCCTTATTGAAGCAGCTTGCGCAAACCTTCGTTCTTAGATGAGCGCAGTCAGCACATAACTTGATTACTTCGGCTCCCATAGTTTCACCTTCTTGTTCTTGAAGTCGAAATCACTAGCCCGGAGGATACGGGCAACACGGGCCTGGGTCAGAGCTTCCTCTTCCCCGAAGCCAGCCTTCTCAAACGCAGCGACCACCTTGGGCCACATCTCATTGATGGAGGTGCCGTCCCCAAGGATCTTCTCTGCGGTCTTCGGGCCGATCCCAGGACACCCGGAGTATCCATCGGCGGCATCTCCCATCAAGGTTTGCATCATCCACCAACGGTCAGCCTCGGCTTCGGAGATCTCGATCAGCTTCTCGTCCTTCGTGGAGTAGAAGAGACCAGGAACACCACGAAAGTCCTTGTCCACGGACACGATGATCCGCTCGTCAGCTTTGATTTGGACCTTGGAGGTTGACAGGATGCCCAGCACGTCGTCGGCTTCAAGCCCTGGACGAATGTACGAGTTGTGCCTCTCATCGTTCAGGATCTCCTGCTTGAGGAACCCCAGACACACGGGCTTGGGCCTCCCGATACGGTTGGCCTTGTAGGTAGGCAGGATCTGCTTCCTGAAGTTCTCACCGTCCGTGAAGGCCAGGGTGTAGTTGGTGGTCTTGAGGGTCTTGAGGATCGAGGAGAGCATGTCCTCAAACAGGACACGGGCATCGGTGAGGTGACCCACCGGGAAGCACAGGTCTTCCCCGAAGCGGATCACCTTCTCGGATGCGGCGGCTGCTCGGTATGCGAGAATGTCCGCATCGATGAGGAGATGGCGGGTCTTACTCATGGAACGCACCACCTGCTTCAAGGCAATACGTGATCTGGTCACGGATCATTGAAACCAGACCACTCACTACACGTTCCAGCTTCATGCGCTGGTACTCTTCCTTGCGCTGCCCGACCATATCACAACGAAGGTAGGGATCTTCGGCTACGGCGTAGCAGATGGGGTCGTGAAGGTGTACTTCAAGAAGGGTCGTAGCGGGGTGTCCATCTACTTCAACTAGACGCACAGTGATGTTGATAGAGTAGTTGTTGTTGGTGGTGACCTTGAGTTCACGGGAGATGTTCATCATGATATTACTCCTTATCGTCTTTGTTCATGAAGTTGGGCACAAGGTATTCCGGGTATAAGGCCTGGGAGGTG